TGAATTTAAGCCTAATCTTTCGATAGGCCAGGTCGTTAGAAGGATAAAATTCATAACAACTAACGAACTCTGGAAAACACAATCTGAACATTTAAAGAAATTTTATTGGAAAGACAAAAAAATGCTATGGACAAATGGCTATTTTGTCGAAACAACAGGCGATGTTAGCTGTGCTAACATCGCCGAATATATTAAAAATCAAGGTTTTTAACGCCAATTCACAAGCGAAACTGAAGATTTCGTATCTATCTTGGCGTTTTTTACGTATATATTTACGTGCATACCACAAGGAGCTTATGGCAAAAAGACACGACATCGCTAATATAGAATTTCAAAAAACCCTAGAAGAGGCGGTATTAAATTACCAAAACTGCTTAAACAATAGGACAAAAGCCGAGGCTGACGCCGCTTACGAAAAAATAACAAAATTATACAACCCATTGGATTACTCATCAGCCTGGTATGAAGCGTATAAGTACTTTTTTGATTCAAAAGAAGATTTTGAATCAGACTATATAAGAGTTTTTATTACAGTTTTATCCGGATGGAAACCAAGAGAACAAAGAAAAACATCACGGTATGGCGGCAGTGGAGAATTTAAAAACTATTTCATAGGTTCTCTTTACCACAATTACACTAATTTAGTGAAATCAGATCAAGCAGCAAAAAGAAACGTAACCAATAGGTGTCCAATCTGCTCAGAATGGGTGAGCCCTATTTCTACACATCTTATGGCCGAACATTCTTTCCTTTTGTGGGATGCCCTTGATGAAATGAATGTTGATATAGAAAGCCTCTCCAGTTGCCCGATATGTAACAACTTCAAAATTAACAAATCACCTGATGCAAAAATTAAAGTTGTCGAACAAATTAAGGCTCATTTTATCTCTAAACATAGTTCAATTTTATTTAATAGATTCAATGATTTATATCCAGAAATATCTACACTTTCTCCAAGAATAGTTTCTACAAATATCAGCGATCAAAGCACCAACAACAACTCAGATGTTGACATATATGAAGTAACAGAGGGACACAATAACCTAATCAACAATTTGAGTTTACTGAATCTCACCGATATACAAGAAAATATCGTACGGCAAGCTTTAAATGGCGAGTCAACCATGGTTTATAAACCAGAAAAATATAAATGTACAAAAGAAGAATGGGAGAATGCTCTCGAAAAATTAAAGGAGGCTATTAGAATCTGTGGATATGAACACTGAACCAAACATCGAAAAAACACAAACTGAAGAAAAATTTATTTTTCCAGACTACCCAAACACCCTTAAAGTGAGAGGCGGCGGGGACCTTGATTCCTCAAAATCACCAACTGATCCGGTCAAGCTTTCGCGGTCAATCCTACATGTCCTCGGAGACAGTGACCATGTTAGAATTTTATCGGTTGGCCCAAAAGCTCTCACAATAACCATGAAAGCTTTTAGACTCGCAGCACAAGCCATAGAAAGCAGAACACATGGTTCTGTTCTGGTGTGTAGGCAATCTGAATATGAAGCTGTAATTGCAGATAAAAAAACCAAGGGCGTATGCACTAGAATATTCGGAATCCCGGTGAAAGACGCTCTGTGATTTCAACAGAACACCTGATAATTCCCGGCGCGAAACATACGCCCAGCGAGTCTGAAATGATCCAAGATTTAATGCGATCTAGAGTCGAAATCGTAGGAAATTACGTGCCAATCAAGGAAGATAAGATTAAAGAAAGACTACTCAATTTTATTAAAAAAAATAGAGTGGCGATGCGATATGGACAAGCTTGTAGTAGGTATATAAAACAATTTTCACCTGCTACTTTTTTGTCTTGCGAAGTGTGCAATGAAGCACATTTCGACTTACATTGGAGTCGTTGCAAAAATTGTGGATCTTTTAATAAATATCGAATTTAAATGCGCAAAAAGAGTATACTAATAAATGAAAAACACACAATCATACTTTCAGAGTGCAGATAAGGACAAAAATTATGTTATTTGAAGAACAACTATCAAGAAAACCAAACCTGTACCCGTGGACCAAAGACTATATTGACGCAATGTGGGAAGGACACTGGACACCCAATGAATTTAATTTTCAAAGTGACGTTCACGACTATAAAATTAACCTTTCAGAAACAGAAAGAAACATTATCAAAAACACCCTTTCAGCTGTCGGCCAAATCGAGGTAGCAGTTAAGAAATTCTGGCTTAAAGTTGGAGACAATCTACCTCACCCTTCCATAAATGATCTTGGTGTGGTGATGAGCCATATTGAAGTCATTCACAACATCGCATATGAGAAGCTGCTTCATGTATTGAATTTAGATCATGTATTTGAAGAAAACATGAAGCTAGATATAATACTTGGTCGTGTTAAATACTTAAGAAAATACACGCACAAATATTACAAGGACTCAAAGAAACAATATTTATATGCCCTTGTACTATTTACTTTGTTCGTAGAAAACGTATCTTTATTTAGCCAATTTTATGTTATAAATTGGTTCAACAGATACAAAAATGTCCTTAAGGACACCGCGCAACAAGTGGCGTACACCGCCAAAGAAGAGGCTATTCATTCACTTGTTGGCGTCAAGTTGATCAATACCATCCGAGAAGAATATCCTGATCTTTTTGATGAAGATTTCGAAAAAAAGATTATCTCAGAAGCCCAAGAAGCTTTCAGATGTGAATCTGAAATTATAGATTGGATTTTGGGTGATTACGAGGGTGAAAAGCTCAATAAAGAGATACTTAAAGAATTCGTTAAGCAAAGACTAAACGAATCACTAAACCAAATAGGATTCAAGTCAGTGTTTGAAGACATTGACGAATCTTTAATAGAAGAAACCGGATGGTTTCAAGAAGACGTGCTTGGGAACACTATGACTGATTTCTTTTATAAAAGACCAGTGGAATATGCAAAAAGCTACAGATCGTTTGACGAGGAGGAATTATTTTAATGCTTGATTATAATTGGTTGAATTCAGATTCCAGAACTTTTTTAAGTAGAGGATATTTGAAATCAGGGACATCCGCTGAGGAAAGAATCAGAAGTATCTCCGAAAGGGCGGAAGAAATTTTAAAAATTGAAGGATTTGCGGATAAGTTCGAACTTTACGTTTCGCGCGGTTGGTACTCAAAAGCCTCACCAGTATGGTGTAATTTTGGAATGCCAATGGATTTACCTATTTCTTGTAACGGCCAGTATATAGGTGACTCTATGGACGATATTTTATATTGCACCGCCGAAACCGGCATGATGACAAAATATGGTGCCGGGACATCAGCGTTTTTTGGTGGCCTAAGACCAAGAGGGTCTTCTATTTCAAGAGGAGGAGAAAGTTTCGGCGCGGTGCATTTCATGCAGTTGTTCGAGAAAACCTCACAAATTGTCAGTCAATCAAATATCAGACGCGGCAGTTTCGCGGCTTATTATCCAGTTGATGGAAAAGATATTGAAGAATTTCTTGAAGCTAGAGAAGATGGAAACCCCATTCAAGATATCAGCCTAGGAGTTTGTATTAGCGACGATTGGATGAGAGATGTTGCAAATGGTGACAAAAATAAAGAGAAAATCTGGAGAAGAATCATCAGAAAGCGGTTTGAGTCAGGATATCCATATATATTTTGGAGCGATACGGTAAACAACAATAAGCCTCAAGTCTACAAAGATAAAAATATGACTATCTATGCCAGTAACCTGTGTACTGAAATCGCTTTGCCTTCAACAGAAAGAGAAGAATCTTTTGTGTGCGATTTGTCATCAATGAATTTATTACACTATGATCAATGGAAAGATACGGATGCTATCGAGGTGTTGACATATTTCCTTGATGCAGTTATGACTGAATACATTGAAAAAACAAAAGATATTCCGTTTATGAGAAAAGCACATAATTTTGCAAAAAACCATAGAGCACTCGGTGTAGGTGGTCTTGGATGGCACTCATATCTGCAATCAAATATGATTCCTTATGAGTCATTTGAGGCAAAACTGATTAACACTGAAATATGGAAGCTAATCCAAAAGAAAACAATAAAGGCTTCTAGAGAAATGGCGGTTTTATACGGTGAGCCAGAATTGCTCAAGGGCACTGGTATGAGAAATTCATGTCTTCAGGCAATCGCTCCCACTACATCATCATCATTTATACTTGGTCAGGTCAGCCCGAGTATCGAACCGCTTCACTCTAATTATTTTGTTAAAGATGTTGCCAAAGGCAAGTTCACGTACAAGAACCCATATCTCAAAGAAGTTCTTAAATCACATAAAAAAGATAACAAAGAAGTTTGGAAAAGCATACTTGTTAATGATGGCTCTGTTCAGCATCTTGACTTTTTAACTGATAAAGAGAAATTTGTTTTTAAAACATTTGGAGAAATTAGCCAGAAAGAAATCATCATTCAGGCGGCAGCTAGACAAAAATATATTGATCAAGCACAAAGCATAAATTTAATGATTCATAAATCTGCCTCTCTAAGAGAGGTTAGTGAATTAATGTTTTTTGCATGGGAATCTGGAGTAAAAACACTGTACTATCAAAGAGGAACAAACCCATCTCAGGAATTAGCTCGAAGCATTATTAACCATTGTGTCTCGTGTGAAGCCTAATCAAAAGGAATAAAAAATGAATCCACAAGAATATGAAACCAGAATAGTCACTATACTGGACGCTCTTGCAAAAGAAGAGCAGACCGATGGGCCAATTCCAGGCTCAAAATGGACTCTGCACTTAATGCTCCAGGACCAAGAAACACAAGCGATATTTCAGTGCGTCTTACAAGAGGAAGATGTGCGAAAAATAACAATGCAGAGAACCATGCTGTCTTCAAGACAGATGATTGACTTGTCTACACTTCTAAGGAGCAGAGAAGAGCCTCTAAAAATGATGATACCAAAAATGTCTGATGATGATTTAAACGTCCAAGATGTTATTAAATCTCGCAGCTTAGATGCTCCTAATCCAAAAAAAAGATCCAGGAGCGCCCGCAGAAAAGCGTTCCAAGCGGCGGCTAAATCCGCGCGATAAACGTACATATTATGTATGGAAAATTACATAACACAAGCACTCAACACAGAGCCTAACAGCAAGCAGTATCAAGACAAAGTAGCCTCCAGATTTAACAATCTGGAGGTCATGAGATTAACCCACGCCTCAATGGGAATGGTTACAGAAGCCGCCGAGTTTATTGATGTACTTAAAAAGCATACCATATACGGCAAAGAAATAGATTTTGTAAATCTAGCTGAAGAAATAGGCGATATTCATTGGTATATAGCCGTAGCCACAGATGCTTTAGCAAAGATACTTGGAACAGACCCAGTTCTTTTGGATCAGCAGATTAAAGAGAAAAATATTCAAAAGCTTAAAGCTAGATATCCGGATAAGTTTACCGAGGAATCTGCTGTAAACAGAGATCTTGAAACAGAGAGAACTATCTTAGACGCGATTCATGTTTCAGGAAATCCAGTAATTAATCAGCAATAAAAACATGACTAAATCCATTTACTACACGAGATCCGAAGAGCTTGAAAAGCTGGCCGAAGATCTTAGGATTAAATACCTAAACGTTATCGGGTATTTAGAGTTGGATAAAATTTTCTTCGCATTTAAAAGCGGGGATGATCTATCTGATTATTTTACGTGTGAAATACTAGGTTTACAAAGTGAGTGGGTTAGATACGCCGCAGATTCAGCAGATGAAGTTAAGTTATACTGCCTGTCCATCCGTTACGATTATTACAAACAAACAGAAGGAGCTTTGCTTCAATGGATTATGCTAGATCTACTATACACTTGTTCCCCAAAAATGAATGGTAAAATGCGAAGAAAGAACGTTATTGAGCACTCTAGAATACTGAGAACAATCGAAGATTTAGGTCACTCAAGTGACTGGAGAGCAAACGCACATTTACCTGAGCTATTAGGTGAAGAAACGGTAGTTTTTGGAGTAGAGGAAGAAGATGAGTCTATATAATAAATACAGGCCGAAAAATTTCGATGAATTAATATCTGATAAAAGCGCCGCTCCGAATAAAAACAAGATAGATTCACACCATGCTTACATATTTTTTGGGCCACCCGGCACAGGAAAAACTAGTAGCGCGAGACTCTACATGCAAGAGTTTGTTAAAGACTCAGATAGAATTTCTGTGATAGATGGTAAGCACCCAGATTATGTAGAAGTTAATTGTGCTGTAAATAACGGGGTTGATGATATTCGAACAATCGTGTCTGATATTGTCAGCACCGTTCCAATTTTGGCTGAAAAAAAGTTTATCATATTTGATGAATCACATATGCTTACGCCTCAGGCTCAAAATGCTTTACTGAAGACAGTTGAAGAGCCGCCGAAGCACATTAAGTTTATTTTCTGCACAACAGAAATTGGGAAAGTTTTACCCGCTATCAGGTCAAGATGCCAAATAGTTCCATTCCTGAAATTAAATGACAATTCTTTAAATAAAGTTTTATCAAACGTTCTTTCTGGAGAAAATATGGAATTCAAGCGCGAAAGTATAGATTTGATAATTTCATGCTCAGACGGATCTGCAAGAAATGCTATAAATTTGCTTGATCAATGCTCTTTAGTTCTTAACGACCCTGTCTCCGTCGCTAATATACTTGGGACAGCAAACCATAAATCTTTTGAATTAATCACGGAAGCTATTTGTTCAAAAGATCGTGTTAAAAGCCTAACATTAATTGATGAAGTGATATCTAGCGCGATGGACCCAAATTCTGTCATGCTCAGGTATGCAGATTATTTGTCTAGCTTAATTATATTAAGAATCACGGATAAAGAAAAATGCAGATTTGACGGAAAATCCTTGCTAACAATAGGCGAAGCAGTGGCTAATATCCTGAAGGATTTTAAAATATTGCAAAACATAAAACTTATTTCAAAAATACATGTGTTAAAGGCGATAGATTCGTTAAAGTAATAATTTTTACAAAAAAAATATTTTTTGATGTAAAATAGTTATGATAATGACTGACTACGATCAAACACTAAAATTTCTCGTGCGAAAAGCTAAAGCTGGAGACGATCAGGCTTTCAAGGAAATTATCAAAATACTTGATCCTGATCTAAAAAAGATCTCCAATAAGTATTATATTGTTGGGTCTGATGACAGCGATGTTCTTCAGGAGTGCAGAATTGGCGTATGGAAAGCGATAAAAGATTTTGACGAGAATGGGGGCATGACTTTTAGGAATTTTAGCGTAAATCTTTGCGTAAAAAGACATCTGATAACAGCGATGTCTCACGCAAATACTCTAAAATTTAGATTGCAAAATGAAGCTATAAGCTTATCTGCTCCAACGTCGCAAAGTGATGACGACGGCACTCAAACATATGCAGACTGTATTCCCGATCCATCTAGCGATTTGTTGGGACAATACATAGCCATGGAAGAGTTTAGTGTAAATTTTAACGCAATTTCCGGTAAACTAACAGAGCTTGAGCTGTCTATTCTTAATCAATACGCTGTGAATTCCTCATACAAAGACATAGCTAATTCGTTGAATGTTAAACCAAAAACAGTGGACAATGCGCTAATGCGAATAAGGAAGAAGTCCTGCGATACTTTTCAGCGTTATCGAGCCACATATTCTGTAATAAACTATGGAATAACTTCTTCTGTGTTTTCTACTAGTTTTATTGCTCATATCAGTGTGGGAATTACTACTCAAATTTCTGAAATTTCAATCGCATAACACGTATATATATTTGATTGACGGTCTAAAATGAAATCAACAATATCCAGAAATTTATTCGAAATAGCTCTTTCTCACGCTTATGACTCTACTGAGAAAAAGGCTACTGAGTCTTTTTGCCAACTTGACTTTAGTGGCACTAATCTTAAAATCAGTGCGCGTGGAGCTTTCACTGCGTACGAAGAATCTCTAAACATTATCAAATGCGATGGCGCGGCCAAATTCTCTATCAAAACTTCCGTAATCCTGGAATTCGTAAGGCACATTAATTCAGAAGAATTGATGGTTTCATATGACCAAACTAAAAATAATTTTCTAGTTTCCAGCGGAGACAAAAAATCAAAACTAGCTATTCAAACATCGGATGCAAAATTTGAAGACATTGTAGATTCCGGAGATAATATTTACAAAATATTAAACCCTAGCGAGTTGATCAATAAATTGAGCTTTGCATCAAGATTTTGTTCAAATAATTTTCAGGACCACCCACTAACCGGTATATACTGTTCGTTCGAAAAAAAAAGTTTAAGTCTGAAATCAACAAATGGGTCAACATTTTATAGTAGTGAAGTGGAAATAAATGGCGAGAATCCATGCGATTTCTATTTACATAGAAAAACTTTTTCTATTCTCAAAAATATTTTTGACAAAGACCCAATTCAACAAATTTCTATCAACAAAAACTCAATAGTGATTAAATCCGCGAACAACTGCTTGCAAATTTTTATTGAAAAAACCATTGATAAATTCCCGAATCAAATTGATGAATGGATCGAAAAAGATTCAACGGCAGATATAAAGGTGGCGACTTTTGAGATGATTAAGTCTTTGAAATTTTTCAATGGAGTATTCGGTGATGCGTCGGTTCAGCTCAGTACGGAGAACAACAACTTAATATTATCGTGCAAAGGGCGAGAAAGCGAAGATAAAAAAGAAAACGTTCTTGCGGCGAAGGAGTCTATTGTTGCAGAGCATATCAATGGAACAACCAAATCAGCCTATAATTCTAGATATTTTTTGGACTGCTTGGAGTCAATGCAATCGACCTGGGTTGAACTTAATTTTATTAACATGCAAAACTCTTTTGATTTGTGCAAAATGACAGCCAATGGAACGTTAATTTTACTATGCCCAGCTATTTTTTAGAAGGTGAATCATTCTTCATATTATCGAAGCTGGGCTCGATAATAGAAAATAAAAAGTTAGAAATTAATCCAGAAAAAATAACCAATACGCTTTCTTTATTCGGGAAAATTGATTATTATGTTTTTTTTGATCCCAGCAAAGAAACGATAGAAAGCATAAATTGCGACAATTTTATTGTCTGTTTCATGGACAGGAACGTTGATTTAAGGCTCGATTATATCAAAAGAATAAAAAACAAAAGTGAGTATCATTGCTTCGATCCAATACCTACTACAGATTTTATATCTCTGAAGAATTTATTCCATGAAATACAAACATCTAATTTTTTGCCAACAAAAAAGGCAACCCTTAAATACAAAGGTTCAAAACAAAACTATGAATGGTACGATATCGGCCTCATTTCAGACATATTGAATCTAGAAGATCAAAGTATATTTGAGCAGATCGGAGAATCATTTTTTGATATTTGGAAATTTTCGAACATGCTTTGGTCCGGGAACCCAAAATGCCTAGAGCAGCTAAGCTACATAAATGATAAAAACTTTGAAGATTACTTCAACAGAATCAGAGAAACATCAAAGTACTATCTAGAGATTATTCAGACAAAAGCGACGTCGTTCAGTGAACATAAAAAATATATGCCAAATACGGCATTAGAAAATGAATACAGATTTGAAAAAACTAAAGAACAAATCAATGCCATAAGTGTTGAAAACCAAATATATGCGATTAATTCATTTGAGACGTGTCTAAAGAATGTAAGACTCGGATCTAGCCCGAAGTTAGAGTTATTAAAGCTATTCTTCGAGTTAAAAAGATATGGATCAAAATGATTTTGTAAGCATTGACATTTTAGTAGACAAAGTAAAGGCGTCGGATAACCAGGCGCTTTGGGAATTATTTGATTATTATATGCCAGTGATGAGGCATACTGTTGCACAAGCTCACAAGAGCTACAGACTCGTTGAAAAAGAAGATTTGATGTCTGAATGCGTATTTATATTAAAATATTTATGCGAGAAATATGACAAAAACAAAAGCTACTTCTCTTATTATTTAAGCACAAGAATGTATCCGTATTTGATTTCAAAAATCAAATCTAAATACGTTGAAAAAATTGAAACAATTTCAATAAACAACGTTGATGAATCAGAGCTATCTGATAACTATTTTGGATTAGATTTTGGCGAAAGCGACGACATTGATATTAATGATGCTATCGATAAATTGCCTAACAACCATAAAGTGGCAATAGATTTGTTTTACTTTCAGGGATTCAATCAGTTAGAATGTGCTGCAATCCTCAAAATCAGCCAGCCTGCTTTTAGCAAGAGAATAAAGAAATCTCTTGAGTTGCTTAAAAATTTATTGCCAAAAGGTTATAATTAACGAGCCAGGAAATTAATATTCATATTGGGTATTTATGAATTTACTAGATTTCGAAGTTTTCTCAAATTACAACACCTCATACAGAACAAACGACAAGATTCAGTTCAGGATTATAACCTCTAAGGCGAAAGCTATGGCTGACAAGAAAGTTTATTCTTCCGCCGAAATAGAAGAACTCCTAATTTCAGACGGCCACAAAGAGTCATTAGTTAAGGAAGCTATAGGATTTGTTCTGGGTAGCAAGACCGAATCGGCGACGTCAACTCCTAAGGTTGCAAAAACATCTAAAATGCCGCAAAGATATTCTGATATTGCTCAAAATTTTGAAGAAGTTTTGATGAGTAAAGGCCCAAATTTCTTTGTCAAGTCTTTGACTGAAGGTGAATCGCCATTGGTAAAGATTTCCAAGAAAGAAACCGAAACTTTTAGAAGAATCGCAGATTTAGCATACGAAAACCCTGTTCATTTCTCTACGCTTCACGCGTACATTAAGCCCTCAATCGCTTCAGAACTAGCAGAAAATGTTTGTCGAGCTAGAAAAATTAAAAGCAACTGCGGATTTAAAAAAATTAACAGCAATTCTTATCAAATTTCTCACAAAGGAAAAACTGTGGTGGCTTCTTCCACTCCAGTGAATTCAACTAGCGAAAAATTTAGCAAGTCAAGCTACGGAATTTTTGGATTTCCTGATGAATATGTAATTTTGGCTCACGAAGAAAGTGACCCGATGTGTCAAATCAAAAAAGATTTGAATTGATTACTTAAGTTGAGCAGCGCCTACAATCCGGCGCTGCTTGTACAATCCTATTATGGCTGACAACGAAATAATCATCGACAATATAATATTAGATAATTCTACTTCTGTAGAGAAAAGTGTCAAAGGCGATGATATTGTTCTTTTTAGCACGCTAAAGGCAGACGCAAAACCAAATAAGCCATATAAACTCAACACTTCTGGTATAGAATACACGCAGCAATTTTCTGCAAAATGCGCAATTTGCAATTCCCCGCATAGAAATTTGCTGGAGCACGTTTATATAGATAGTGGTAAAAAAGTAAACGCCGTTCTTAAATTTTTCGAAGAGCACTATAATGCTAAATTAAACTGGCCTCAAGTTGCGCTACATTTAAAAAAGCACTGCGATCTTAATAACATCACGACTCGCGGACTGCAATACTATGAAGGCAGAGAAGAAGAAATCGCCAAATGGAAATACCGAGAATATGATTTAGCACTCACAATAGTCATAACGGAAATAGATGAAATTCGATCACTTAACCTTAAGACACCAGAAGAAATTGGAAAACGAACAGACAGATTGGATAGACTCGCAAAGCGACTCATTGAAATAAAACAATTGCGCGATGATAATTCACTCAACTTACCAAACGTTTTTGCAGTATTGTATGAATTGCATGATATGATGGTTGATGATGAAGACAAAAGAATAATAAGACAAAGAACTAGAGAACTTAAGGAGGCAATCGAGTGACAAATAAAAATGTTCAGCAGCGTCAGATGGCTGAATATTTAGAAAAAGCTTCCCGCGACGCAGCAAAAATAGACCAAATGTGGGCTGGTTTGGATAATGTTGAAGTCGTAGAAAAAGAATACCAAAGTCGGTATGAAGTTCCTTGTCCAGATCCGATTGACCAAAGTAAATATAATCCAAATGGATATGTTGATATCTTTACGTTTATCACTCACCCTCACTTTCTTAACCTCAACCCTTATCCATGGCAAACATTGGCGCTCAAATTATTTTACCGTGGCACAGAGGGCAACACTCGAACAGAACTTAATTGTGCCGATAAAACCGAGGAAAAAGATTGTGGAAAATGTGTCTGGAAATACGTTTTAGATAACGAGTCAGAATGCGCCGAAAAAGCTACAGAAGGTGAGTCATATAACAGCCTCCTAAGCCCTTTGAATTCTCGATGCCTGGTCTGCAAAAGATGCCCACTAAATGTTAGAGAGACAAGAATTAATCACGAGATAGAAAAAGCGTCTAGTGAAGCAGCTGAGCGAAATTTAAGAAATATATTAGACGACGACCACGAAGATTTATTTCAATCAGAAATGGACTTGATTGAAGGGGTTCCTGACGAATTTGTTCGCCAGCAAATTAAAAATAAACTTAAAAATAGATTTCAAGAACTTGTTTTAATAATGGGCAGAAGAGGCGGAAAGTCTTTTATGACCGTGACTATAGCTTTATACGAAACTTATAAGCTTTTAAAAATGGGGCATTGCCAAAAAAAGCTAAACCTTCCGGATTTTCAAGAAATACATATTTTGAACGTTGCTAAGAATGAAGGCATGGCCAAAGATTCTATCTTTACTCCGATGAAAAACTATGCGGTTTCTTCGCCATTTTTCCAAAAATATATCGGCGTTGATAACGCGCTAGAGATGAAGTTTCTAACCGAGAAAGACCTTGAAGAAAATGAAAGACGAAAGAAAAAAGGCTTGACAGCATTAGACGGAACTATTATTCTCAAGTGCGGTAGTAGTAGCGCTCAAGGCCTCGTTGGAAAAACTTGTTGGTGCATTATCATAGATGAGCTTGCGGCTCTAGCCGGAGACAATCCTGATTCCGGACAAGACAAACAGCTTTACGCAGAACTTAAGCCATCTCTTACGACTTTCGGGGAAAATGGTAAAATAATATGCTTATCTAACCCTAAGGGTCCTTTTGGTCAGCTTTTCTTCCTCTACAACACTAGACTGGATGATCCAACAACCCTAATTTTAAAGCTGCCAACATGGCTTATCAACGCTAACGTAAGCAAAGAATGGCTTGAAAGTGAGCGCAAAAAAGATCCTATAGAATTTAATATGCAGTACGGTGCTGAATTTGGCACAAACTCAGCCGACCCTTTCTTCACCCCAGAAGATGTAGAAGCCGCTTTTACAAATTCATCTCGAACTTCCAGGGCGGAAGCAAGGGAGGGAACACACGATTACTATTGCCACGTTGACCCAGCAAACAGATCTGATTATTATGCTATTTCAGTTTGCCATGCAGAGAAAACTGGAGACGCAGATGCATTTGGTAAAGAAATCAAAAAATACATAGTCGATCATATTCAGTTTTGGTCGCCATCTCAAATGAAACAACCTGTTCCAGTTGCAGAAGTTGAAGAGTATCTGATAAATTTACACATGAGATTTCAATTTAAGCAAATAAGCTTTGATCAATGGCATTCTCAAGAAACTATTGAAAAGCTTCAGGCCGCAGGGTTACCAGCGGTGTTGAAAGTTTTCAATAAAGAATACAAAGACAAAATCTATATTCATTTGTTGGAGTGCCTAAGAAATAAAAGAATTGAATTCTATAAGCTTTCTTCAGGAAGAACTAGAAACAAACGCGGAGAAATGGTCGAAATTTTTGAAATACCGGAAGCAAAAGATCAATTTACGTTCTTGCAGAAAAAATGGAAAAATGGCAGACAAGTTATTGAAGCTCTAACTGGATACAAAGACGATATATGTGACTCTGTGGCCGCTTGTGTTTTTGAGTGTTCTACGGAGCAAAGCGCGGTAAAGAAATTGCCTAAGTCTCGGGTTACATATACGGGGTCCGCTTTTAGGTAAACAAAAGACTAGTCTAGAAATTACAAACAATGGATAAGAGAATTGCGAATTTTGGTGGGGTGGGTGGGCAACCAGGCTCGTTCGCGCCAGGCGGTTCGCCACTTTTCCGTGGTGGCCCTTCTGGCCCCAGTTATGGCATCAACAATTTCTCGGGAGACGTATCGCTCGATTCTTTAATGTCAAGGTCCACTAACCCAGATATTCTTGGGTTTGAAAGGCCACTTGAAAATTTATTAGAAACATTTCATAATGGTGTTGAAGAAGACTCAATTCCATATCTTTTAGATTTTGACGAAAGGCTGCAATTAAAAAGAAAAAACAAAATCCGGGCAAAAGAAGCATATTTGAAATCTTTAAGGGAACCAAAGCCTGTTTCAAGTTTTAAAAAAACTCCAGAATTGGAAAGCAGAATAAAAACCGTTGAAGATTTACTAGAGGATATGCGAAGAAATCAAAAAATTGATTTTAACAAAAACGCTTCTATGAATCTCCCGATGTCCTTTGGCGACTTGGGTATGAACACAAAACTGAAGCCAAAACACATAAACGGGCCAGACAGCTATTACCGAACCCAACAGTCGTACCCAACACTGGATAATACACTTCGCCCAATTGAAGAGCAAACTGATAATTCAAACTCACTAGATTTGAAAAGTAACCAATTCACTGAACCATTCACTGGAATGCTTCCGCAATATAATTCAGCAGACGGCGTGGATGGATATATCGACGCAATTAATAATCCCACATTTCCAGATAAACATAATATGGAAGACAGCACATTGCTGATGAACACCCCAGATCCCGGAGAAAGCAATAGCTATTCGGTAAGCGGAACGCTCATAGACGAGCCCTCGCCAATTACACCGGCTTCCACCAATAATAATCAAACACTGGAAGAGAAATTAGGAAAACTTAAGAAAAATAACCCCGACATAAGAAGGCTGTTCATGCCTGGTGGATTAGATTGGGACAAAAAAACCAGAGGTAACTGGGAGAATAACAGAACCGAAACTCCATATCAGGATGATACTTTAGGTACCGTAGAAAACACAACCGCAACTGGTGAGTTCACCAGTAATAATCCGTACAATTCGGTGCTTGGACGATAATATGAAAGAAATACTTAAAACTATTGATCTTCTCGACGAAAATGGGTTTTATAGATTATCCGATAAAGTGCAAGCGAATTTAATCAAGATGGCTGCGTTTCCATACGACCTTTCTAACATTGATACACTTCCATTTTCTGCAAGATTTGTTAAATGGCGAGATAACCAAGAAGAATATGCTCAATATGATGAAGTCTTTTGGCAAGAGCTTAAAAATAGAATTCCAGATTATCAACCTTTGCCAGTTGATTCTGATGAAAAAAACAATTTAGAAGGTGAAATGCACGGAGACGACCCGGTATCAGGGCCAGCATACGTAGACCCAGGCAATCTGGCATCTAGTCCTTCAATGAACGGCAATTTAGATTATTTCACTTGGGATGTGGCTCACGATGAAAACTCAGGCCCAGACGCTTGGAAAAATCTTTTGCCAAGAAGGTAGAGTATTCATAAAAATAGAAAAAAAAACTATGCCACAGCCAATAGTTCCCATCCACCAGCAGGAAAGCATGCCAATTACATTTGGGGAATCTATGCAGCCGGAATTTCAACTTTCTGAGCTTCAACAAATTTTATTACAAGCGACGAATCGACCCCAGAAAACCAAGTATTCGCAGAATTCACTAGAAGCTCTACAAGAGATTGACAAAAGTACTGATCTGGTAAGCACTATAATCACTGATTCAAACGAAAGATACTGCTCAATACCAGCGCACCTTAATGATGAAACAGTTTTGGGGCTAAAAGCTGAAGGATTGATTGCTGGCTATGGCAAATCAGTAAAAATCACAGATCGTGGTCGAACTGCACTAAGAGATTCTTATTTAAAAAGCCCGAATTATTTGAAAGAAAACAAGAAAAGCGACAAATTTGACTACAGATCTTTTGCTAAAATTTCTTTTGCAAAAGATAGTAATAGAAAATATGCGCAGGCTAAAGGAGATACAGCATTAAATGGAGAGCTTATCGAGGTTGGGAAACAAATTCGGCAATATATCCGCGAAGATAAATATAGCTCCCTGCCAGAAGTTTTAATGCCATTAGTTTCTTCCCTTAAAGAACATGCGGTAAATATAGCAAAAACATTATCGTATGAAGACGATGAAACGAGAGAAAAAACAATATCCATATTGAATGGCATGGGGGCCAATAAGTTAATTGGTTTCATAGTGGCAGCGGCGAAAAGATTTCCTTCATCATCATTGGATGTATGGTTGAGCAACACTGCTAAGCGCATTAAAAGGCTGTCCAGAAAACAATACCAACAGCAACAATCAATTGGCAGTGAACTTAGCGCCGTTGAGCAAAAAATACAGGAAATATGTGCTGCAGATTGTGATCCAGATAAAATCCGGAGTACGCTCTATGCCGCGATGCCGCAAATAACAGAACTTGCGCTCGGAAAATTAAAACCGTTGCCAAATCAAAAGACTGTTCAAATTGACATAAGAAATAAAGCAATTGAGCTTTTGAGTACGTACTTAAGTAGTGGAAAATTTATTGACAATTTGGTTAATAATTACTTGCCAAACTATTATTGTGGAGAAAATGCCAACGAATTCTCTCTCCTCGGTGCTATAATGGGTGTCGTGAACAAGGCTATCTTTTTCGCTAAACCGAAAATATATCGTGAACTTGCAAGAGAGCGCAAACTAGTAGAGTATGATGAAAATACCGAAGGCGGCAAGCAGCTGCCAGATTCTATCCACTATGATGGCGATGAATGCATTGCTGTGATTCAAAGGCAATTTGATGCCGTGAAAAGCAATCCAGATATGTTTTTATTAGATTATTATTTAGAAGGAGGATTTCTCTCTAAATTCAAAGCCCTTGAGAATAAATACCGCTCAGCACAAGATCGGTCAGAGGAAGCTGAGGCAGAAGACGAATTGCGGGATCTTTTAGACCATATTATGGTTTTTATATATAAGCATTTCAAAAGCGCAAAACAAAGTCAAAATCCCAGATCTGTGCCTCATGTAGAATTACAAGATATGGTTAGTGCTGCGTCAGAAAGCCTTGATTTAAAAGACCTATCCGAAAGAATCCTAAAGCAAGAATTTCATAAATTACCTTTGAAGCTAAAGCGGATTGCTGAAGAACACCCAGAATTTGTTAAGATAGTAATTCAAAATTTAATTAAAACTAGGTTAATTTTTAATACCAAAAATGAACTAGGCGTGAATTTAGCCACTGCTGGTGGCGTTGCAGGTGGCGACAAGTCTAATGATCGCACTAAGGGCAGAGGCCCAGCTTCTGAAACAGAAATTCTTTTCCACTTATTGCGAAGGCACATCAACGATCTAAAAATAGACGATGAACAAAAAGAGGACTTTCTTAGGAAAGCTGTTGAAATGGTTGACGGCACCTATTCTGTGCCAACAGAAGAAAATCCGGTTTCAAAACCAATTATTCCCGGAGGTAGGGAAAGCGCAGGAGCGCTTAAGAAAGGACTTTATCAGTACACAGTTCCACTGACTTACGCTGGCCTTCTTGACAGATATAGAGAAAAACTAGGAAAAAAAGGAGTTATGTTCGACGCTCTTACGCCCGAACTTAAAGAAAAGGTGATAAACAAAATGTATAACGCGGCACATAATCAAGACCTCGCTCATTTGCCGCATGTTACACAAACTGGCGCGTATACGTACACCAGTCAAGGCCACAATGAGCTTGGTCCTGACGCCGAGACAATAATTAAAGAAAATTTAGAAAAAAGATTAAATGCTGCTCTCGGAATACACAGCAAGTCCGCTTTGTCTGGAACATTAATGGTTGACCCCGAGCCGAAAGAATCTGTCATTGCAAGCGTTGAATCATTGATAAAAAAATATGCATTTAGATGTTAAGATATTGTGTAATACACCGGAAAAATTAGCAAAGGGTTTAATGTTCAGTTCACCGCTTGACATTAATAGTTGCGCTTTTTTTGTTTTTCAATATCTTGGCAGCCATTCTTTCTGGAACAAAAACGTGGATTTTCCTATAAGTTTGTTTTTTTTAGATGAAAATTTTAAAATACAAGAAATTGGTGAACTGAAAGAACAACAAGAAACTCCATATCGTCCAAAATATCCTTTAATAAAATATGTAGTAGAAGGACATGTTGACTTGCCAAAAGAACTAAATATTAAGATAGGAGATTTCTTTCTTCCGGAAAATAATAAATTAAAAATATTAACAAGGGAAGCAAAAAGCAATTAAGAAATAAAAACTATTGGAGTAATTATGGCAGATAGAGTTTTTCCGAACAGTGTTAACGTAGATATGGGTTCCAAGTTGGAATTCAATGGTATTGATTGGAGTGCAGTTCAAGCTTCGATTACTAATAATCGCTTTGCAGACGACAAAACTGACCAGGTTGTGGCGTTGCTAGCTGATGCTGGATATGATTTGAATCCAGGTCAAGTTAACGAATTGGATAGAGTTATTCAAACTGCCACCAACGTAGGCCAAGAAGGCGATCTAGGCGGCGATAGCGATAATCTCGACCACGACATGAGTGATGTTGATAGAATGGGCGATCTTGGAGATACGGAACCAGGCATGGACGGATTTGATGACATGGGTGACATGAGCCTTGGTTACGGCGACGATGATGACGAATTCGGTGACTCACCGGCCATGGACGGACAATTTCAAAGAGAATCTACTACTACAAAAAACATGAAAAGAATTGCATTTACAAGCCAAGAACAAATTAGCGCAGATGCCATTGAGACAGCACTTGCGAAAGGTGACACAAAGCTAGTCAACACTATCCTAGCCGCTCGAAAAGAAAATAGAAACAGAATAGCTGCGGCTATCAAGGAAAAAGCAAATTCCGAAATGAACAAATATGCATCAAAATCTGATTCAAAAAACAAGCGATCAGCTTCAGAATCAAAAAATCAAGCCGAGGTCACAACTGAATTTGTTTCTCCTGCAAAATTTACACGTGCTCAGCGAGATTCTTTCAAAAGAATTGCAATCGCTTCAGGAATGCCGAAAGAATATGTAGAGGCAATGTGCGGTGTTACACCATTAAACCCGCAATTAGAGTCCTTGAGCGACTCAATTAAAAAGGTTTATTCCATGGACCTCGCACAAAATGTGAAGCAGGCAACAATAAAGACTTTGATTAAGGAAGCAAAACTTTCGCCAGATTCCAAGAGTGAATTTATTAGATATTGGAACGAAGTTCTAGGATATCAGGATAAATCTTTTTGGCCGGATGTCGCCGCTGATTACACCGCTGGTAAAAAAACAGCTCAATCCAAAACAAATACAAAAAAGTAAAATTGAATAAAAGGAGTAAACAACAATGAGTATTTTTAGAAAAGCATCAGAGTCAGAGTCAGTAAGGCCGTTGCCTGCTGTCGTAGCAGACGCTTTTTTTGACAGAGATTATTCAGATGCAGAGGATGAGTTTGCAGAATCTATCAGAGAAGCTTCTGCAAACCGGCATATCTATGAAAAAAGACTGAAAGAATTCAACACCTCATCCAAAAATACACATGAGTTTGAAGAGCCTAAGCCAGCTATATATAATAACAACAGATATTCTGATGTTCCTGGCGGCATCCGCCGAGCCGGTTTTGGCCAACGGTTTGATGACGAAAAATCAGAGCTATTTGCTTCTGAAAAAATAAGAAATCCAAAATTTGACAACAACAAGCATGCTGAGTCCATGATGAGCAATGGGCTTTCAATTTGGGATGCTGAATTTGATGAACTACAAAAGGCATTTGAGCAATCTCAAAAGACAAGCGATTCTATTGTAGAAAGAAGAACTGCCGCTGAGAAAAAAGCTTCAGCACACAAAGCTTGGGAATCTTCTCAGATAGGAAAAATCAGACAAGCCAAAGTGCTACCTTACAGAGGGCTTGGTCTAACTAGGCTAGCAAATGAACAACCAATAGGCCACGGCGACTTTGGATCCGTAAATGATTTTTACGCTGAAGCTCATGATTCTATAAGAGAAATGTCACGAGAAGCGGCCAAAGACAGAAGATCTAAAATCTCAAGAAAAGGTGTAGACCCTCAGGAAGCTAGATCACAATGGGAAAACAAAGAAGCTATTGCCGCTAGAACAATGAAATCTCTGGATCAATCTTCTCTGTTGGCAAGATTTGCAGAGGGAATTTCATTGGATGAATAAATTTTCTCAATCTGGTGTTCCAGTCAAAGAAATGATCGATATATTGCAAAAATGTCGATCATTGCCTGATGATCAAAAAAAGAGACATCTTGAAAATCTCGGAAGCAGAGTGAGTTCACCAGAGATCAGCATGAAAATGAATGAAATCATCAATTCTACTGACACCCCAAATTCACTTTCGAACGGCGCTCAAATTAAAAATCCACAATTTGACGACCCAAATATTCAATCGAGTGGTAATTTTAGCATGAACACTAACAAACTAATCCAGGATCTCATTGACGAACTGAGAAGCGGCGAGCGAGTCAGCGAAGTGTCTTTTAATTTTGAAAAATATTCGCAAAGCAAAGCTCCTCCTGCCAATAAAGACGATAAGAAAAAATCGCGCGGAAATCCTTTCAGAGTATTGATGGGTAAAGTAGGAAAAATGCTTGATCACGGCCTGGAGCGCAGAGACATCGTGCGATTCTTAGTGAAAGAAAAAATATGGAACGAAGAAACAATTGAAAAGTCAATCAAAATTGTTAAAGAATACAATAAGAAAAAGCACTTAAAATCTAAGGGTAACAAAAAAGAAGCACAAACTTTACTGCAGGATGCCCCTGAATGGCCGCGCGTTGATGCAAAAGACTACAGCCAAAAATCAACACCAGAATTAATCACTTCGATTCTTTGGCTAAACTCTCTCATGAAAGTTACACCACAAAGAGCAGACGTTAAAGAGGTTGAAGACCGGTCTGGGGTTAAAACAATGATTAGAAACATTCGCTCTGAATTAACAAAAAGAGGAATGGGTGAAGCGGATTTAAATGCGCTTTTAAAATAAGATTATGAAAAAACTCACTGGAACAGATGTTATAACAATTGTGAAAGCTTCAAAAAAATTAAGTGTTTTAGAAGAAGCTAAAACTTTGTCGCCTACCGATTTTAACCAAGATGATATAATCGTAAAAGCGTTTTATTCTTCTTTTCCAGAAGGATTTAAATCAGAGAAATACGCTTCAGCTGATCCAGATGTATTAGCCAAAAAATTTGCATCAATTAAATCTGAAGTTGTGAACTACGGCTTAAGAAAAGCATTTAATCTTATTCAGGGCGCACGCTCAGCTAATAACGAAGCTGTTAAGCTTGAGAACGTAACTATGGAAATGAAAACGGAAAGCAGCTTTGATTGCCAAGTTAAAGCTGCTAACCTGATTAACTTCTTAGCAAAGTATGCAGACGGAATTGAAAGAAAGAAGGCTTTATCTGAGGCATACAACCATGTCATTCAAAATAAACTTGAAAATGCTTCAGAGACTATAAGAAATGTTTTTTCCGGTACTAAAAATAACACCAGAACAGCATTTGTAACTGTTAAAAATCAAGACGGTGAAGCATATCAATTATGTCCAAAGGGGATTTATATTTGGGGCAGCCCAAGACCGATGGCTCTTTCTAACTGCCGAGAGCACTGTATAGATGCTAAGTTACATCGTGATGGAAATGTTTCATGTAACTACCTAAAATGGCTTAATGACACAATGGTTACTCAAAGTCAAGCTTTAAATGCTGGAGAGCGAATGGCGTATAACGATGGCAAATCTGAGATCGAATATATGCAATTGCAGGATGGAGAAAGAACCAAGTTCCCGATGTCGGATCAGGATTCGCAGGATTCTAGGATTAAACGAGAAAATAGCGCAAACACAAAAGAATCTTGGGAAGCACAATTAGAAGCCAAGCGCAAAAAAACGGATGTCAAAAAAGAGGCTCCTGCTAAAAAAACTAATATCATGACTGATTCTGCAATTGAAGTGCTTCTAAATGACGCGAGAGAAGCTTTTGACGATAATGATTTAGATACGCTAGAAGAAGAAATCAGGAAGTCTTTAGGCGAATAATATCATGTCATGGTACAAATTGGCCAAAGATTATATTGAGTTTATAGAAAAAGCAAATCCAAGCATTCACGATCATTTTCCGGAAGAGCCAGAAGAGGAAGAAACAATTGAAGAGCAATTGAGTGAACAGCTAGCAAATAAGCCATTTAGTTTTCCAGTCACACAAATGCTTAATTCCGTGCCAGATACCATGAAAGCTAGTGGACAAGGTGCTCTATACAACTCTAAATCGCACATTGACAACAATATGCCGGAGGGTGGAGATAATTTCATTAAACCAACGGCTTGGAATTAATTATTGCAAAAGTTGTAAAACAGAATAAGGAGTAAATTTTGGAAAAATCAAATAACATCCCTTCTCTTGCATCAGTTATGACTAGCGCTGCGAGAGAAGTTGTAAATAAGACAAATAATAAAAATAGCGGCGGTGGACATAGAAATTATGCTCAAATACGAACAGCACAAATGGGCCGTGCAGTTTCAATAAATGCAACAAGAGCAGCACAAATGTACGGCGGCGGTAGCATAAATAATACCCAAACTCAGCCAAACTTTTATTCTCCGTTTCTTACTCCATCCTCGTTCCAGGTCCCCAACACAAGAAAAGAAGTTTATCTTTGGGCAAACTGGTGGCGCACAAATGATCCAAAAGTTGCTGCGGGTATAAACTTCTATCGAAATTTTCCATTTAACGGATGGAAACTAGAATGTAAGTCCGCAGTGGTCAAAGACTATTTTGAAAAACTAATTCAAAAACTTAATTTCCAAAAATGGTTGCCAGAAATTTCAAACTCTTATCACACATATGGTGATGCATTCGTGTTTACTTCTATCGACTGTCCGATCTGCAAAGGATCAATGGTTGATCCTAAGACAGGCGAAGAATGCGGTCACAAAGGCGCTACATGGAAGTCAATATCATTATTAAATCCTGATTCTGTCGAGGTCAGTGCTGGCTTTATGGATGCTGAGCCAATGTATTCTTACTTACCGTCTCCACAACAAATTAAAGTGGTTATGGATCGACAGCCAAGAAAATTATTCGATGCAATACCTGATGATGTTAAAGTCATGATTGCGAAACAAACTCCGATCCCGTTAAATCCTGCGTGTATTCATCATTTTAAACACGCTGCTGACGCCTGGGCAGATTACGGAACATCGATAGTCAGGCCATTATTTGTCACGCTGGCCTACAAGGATAAGCTTCGTCAAGCACAATGGCTAATTGCGGAACGATTAATTATCCCTATTAAAATTGTTACAGTTGGTGATGAAAATCGTCCAGCGTCTCAAGAGGATTTAGATTCTGTTCAAGATCAATTGTCAGCTGTTGCCAATGATCCAAATCTTACCTTAGTTACACCACATGCGTTCAAGCTAGAGTTTGTAGGCGCTAGTAGTCAGATTTTGCAAACTTCAAATGAGCATGAGTTGCTAGACCAGGAAGCTCTCGATGGCTTAATGCTCAATAAGTCATTGCTGAATGGAGAAGGACCTAACTATGGCAACGCTCAGGTTGGCCTTATGTCCATGAACGAGAGATTGGAAACTTGGCGACGAGAAGTGGCCCAGTGGGTTGAAGAAAAGCTTTTCAAGCAGGTTGCAGAATGGAACGAATTTTACACTACCGGTGAAGGCGGCCAAAAAGAGCTAATTTATCCAACGATTAAATTCGACAACTTAAAGCTCAAGGATAATACCGGTGTACTACAAACAATGGTCACTGCTCAACAAAATGGCGCTATCTCGGCACAAACATTAGTTGAAGCTATGGACCTAGATTGGGACCAAGAAGTAGAAAGGCTTCGGTTCGAGCAGGGCATGAATTTTGTCAATTCAACAGATATCATGGATACTGATATGAACATTGGATTCGGCGGAGTCAGTGGTCAGGGCTTCGGCATCGGCGCGGTAAATCAGCCCCTCACAGGCGGACCAGACATAGGTGGAATGCCGGGTGCGCCGATGCCCGATGCAGGTGCTCCTGGAGCTGGCGGTGCTATGCCACCAGCGGCCCCTGCACCAACCGCCAAAAACCTATATAAACAATATAGATTTGCCGCAGAGATTATGAATGAAATTTATTTTAACAGAAATACTGCAGCAAAAATGGACACGAGAGAGTTCCTGAATGATATTGACAGAGAGTTAAATGAGCGATTTGCTGTGAATGGTCGCGGCTGGTGCGGCGAAATTCCAGAAACTTTAGGTGAAGCAACCCCGTGGGAATATACGCCGATTGGAGAGCCATTGGGTTATTTGGCAGAGAAAGAAGTCAGAACATCTGCGGTTCAACGAAAAAATATAATGCATGGCTATACTGGCCTTGAAAAGAAACTCTATAAACTAGTTATGTCCATGAATGTGCCGTTGGCTTTCTACGCTCAATACGAAGCAGGACCGTCTAAAAACTACACCCTTGATGGCGCTTTTCCTGCTATAAAATTAGCCGTAGAAGCCGATGGTGAAATCTGGCACAATAATCCAAATAAAATTGCCCAAGATAAGCAAAGAGACATGAGCCTTGCGCAACAAGGATGGACAATATTGAGGTTCACGGACAAAGAGATTGAAAAACAGCCGCAAGAGGTTGCAATGGTTATCAAACAAGCTCTTCAAAAGCTGCTTGGCGCTCATACCGGCGGCGGAGTAGTCTAAGAATCCACTTCTTTCCTGTAATTTATTTAATTTAGGCAAGGAGTGGATACCAATGTTAAAGAAATTGTAAATACATGGTCAAAAGAGGCATAAGCGGAGGAATGTTATCAGTTGTTTCTTTGCTAAAAGACACAGATAGAACAGTTTTGATGGAAAATGCTTTAATCAAAACTTCTTCATCCATTAAACAAGCCGCTAAAGTAGGACTTCAATCTCTCTATGCCAATGCAGATGAAGTTTTAGAAAGATACAAAGATTTTGATATCATAAAAGAAATGAAAGCCCGAAAGGGGGCAAATCTTCTTTGGGTTAGAGCCCGTGCTATAGACGCAAACATAGTCAATACCAACGGTGACTATTTTAGCGAAGAAGAATTAACAAAAGAGATGGATTACCAGGGCAAAAAAATGCCCGCGTATAAAACTTTCGAAGGTGTGCCCATTTACACCAATCACAAAAATGACAACATTGAAGAAGCAAAAGGCATGGTTGTCTACGCTGAATGGGATGATGAAGAAAAATGTGTCTATTGTGTATTTTTCATAGATGAAGACGCTTACCCAGAGATCGCCAGAGGAGTAAGACAAGCATACATCAGGGACGTTTCAATGGGATGTTTTGATGGAAACACAAAGATCCCAACATCTAATGGTTTCAAGAAAATAATTGATGTAAATGAAAAAGATCAGTTGTTTGACACAAATGGCAATTTAGTAGATATTGTTAATTCACAAGAATATGATCATTTTGAAAAAATACATCTTGTGACTTTAGAGGGTGGGCACCAAATTAAATGTACTGATTATCATCCATTTCTAACTTTTACTAAAGAACAATGGAATGAAAGAAAATCACTTAAAAGACCAAAAGACACAAATGGTAAAAAATTATCAAAATGGGTAGAAAATGAAATATCTCCAGATTACATTAGGCTAGAAAATTTAAAACCAGGCGATGTGTTTCTCTCACCAATTGGAGGCACTGTAATTGAAGATGAAGATTTCAATAAAAATCGAGCTAAATTAATAGGATATTTCTTGGCTGAAGGCAGCTATGATTCAAACTATCATCGAAACAGAATTCATTTAACTTTCAATATATCCGAAAAAGACACTTATGCACAAGAAGTTGTAGACTTAATTAGAGAAGAATTTAATTTAGAAGCAAAAATTCGTGTACCAAAAGCAGAAAATTATTGCAGAGTATCTATTACAAATGAAAACTTAAAAAATTGGTTTTTTGATAATTGTGGAAGATGGTCTTCTAAAAAGAAATTAAATGCAAAGTGGTTGATGGCACCATATGATATACAAAAATCTATTATTGGAGCCTGGATTGATGGCGATGGAACTTCAACTTTAGACAAAAGAAATGGCAATATTTATTTAAGAGTTACAACAATTTCAGTTGATCTTTTTGATCAAATGTCATTTATTTTATCGAGACTTGGTATTTTCCACTCTTGTTATTTCTCATACAAAAACAAAAGATTCGACTATATCGATCTGAAGTCGTTTGAGGATTTTCATCCTCAATGTATCATTCAAATTCCTTCTTACTCTACATGTGAGCTAGAAGGCTATCTTCACAAGACCATTTGTTCGAGTGCACTCAACAAAAATAAACACACATACAAAAACTTTCTTGCGAGAAGAATAATTTCAATTGAAGAAATTCCTATAAAGCAACAAAAAGTTTACACTTTCCAGACACAATCTGGTAATTACCTTGCACATAACTTTATATCTAAAAACTGTTCTGTCGATTTAGGAAAATGCTCTATCTGCGGCAATGAAGCCACCACAGAAAAAGATTATTGCTCACATCTCAAAAATTACAAGGGAAAAAACGATCCGGTTTCTGGCAAAAAAGCCTTTGAATATAATTTTGGTATTAAATTTATAGAATTATCTTGTGTTGGTGATGGTGCTTTTGAGTCCTGCGAAATTCTCGAACTTTACGATCAAGACGAATTACTACAAAAAGCTAAAGACACAATCAAAACAGCACAGTCGTTAAATTCTTCAATCACTCTTGCCGCATCTCTGAATGAAAATATTCAAGATAAAAGAGATGTAGAACAGGCGTTAAGGCAATTAAGAAATCTCAACTATAGTATCATCAAAATCGCCCAAACCGCAGGAACTCTGGTTGGTGGTCAACTTCTGGGAGGTGCCGGTTCACAAAATGCCACAGTTGTTAAAATATTGCAGGGTCTGGGTATAGACCCGAGCAGTAGTTTAAATATTCTTGACCTAGTTAATCTTGCGCTTAACTTTCTGGAAGTAGCGGTTTTAAATCTTTTCTCAAGAAAAGACAATATTGATCTTGCTCACGTTGCCAAGCTAACAAAAGCTATGGGCGAACTTCAAAATACCTTGCAAGATATGATTGACGATGGCATCGAATCTGCTGACTCAAAGAACACTCAGCCTATGATTCCACCTCAGAACGGCGGGGAAGCTCCTCAGCAGCCACCTGCAGGTGCACAACCCGCCGCTCCAGGTGCACAACCCGTGCCTCCAGCAGTTAACGCGACGCTAGAACAGCCAAGCGTTGGCACGATGGTGTCTCCTTTTGCGCAGACTCCATATGTAATGCCGATTGGCGGCGGCGTCAGTGCTGATTCAAAAAATCTTCGGTTTATTTGGGCCTCCAATGATGAGCCTGATGAAATTGAATTAAAAGAAACAAAATTGTCAAAATTGTCAAAACTTGTCATAGCACTTGACAACTTAAGGGAGGCATGTCAAGTGCCTAAAAAGAATAACAACGAGGTGGTTAATGATTTTCCTCAGAAAAACAAAACATCAGCTTCTAGTGGAGAAAACAACATTATGGATCAATTCAAAAAAATTGCTCAAGATTATAAAAAGCAAAATTCTGTAGCTCTGGCAATCGATATCAAGTTGGGCGACAACTCTGGTAATCGAGTTGTCCTTTCAACTGATAAAGGTATCAAGGGTTATCACCAAGGTCGTCTCACAAATTGGTCTCCAAATCTTACGGATGCCCAACTTGCACAAATGGAAAATGGTGACGGGTATCGAGTTGCTGGCGACTTGCTTGAAGATTTTTCCAAAGTGGTTAAAACCGCTACTGCAGAAAATAAAATTGATGCGCTTGTGGTCATGAACGAAAGTCTTGAGCCAGAAAAAACAGAAGAATTTTGCGCAATTAATGTTGAAATTGAAAATGATCATGCACCTAAAAAAGAAACTACATACGAAGAGAGTTTAAGCGGACACAGAAAGAAAGATGAGCTTCTTACCCCGTTTGACGAAAAGATTTCTGAGAAGAGAACAAAAGAACTCGTTAGAATTGTGACTGAACTCTCCAAAGACGCCAAAGCTGGACTAGGAAAACAATCACTAGAAGATATGCTTCACCCAAATTTTGCAAAATCAGCGCTTCCTGGTAGAGAAATAATGAGTAATGTCATCAAGGGTATTGCTAAAACCTGTCAAAAAACAAGCTCAAAGCCAGAAGATGTAATTAATTTTCTCACTAAATTCTCCACTAATGAAATGGGAAGATTACTCAAGGTGGCAAGATTAGGTACCAAAGTTAGAGAATATGGTATCGTCATGGGCAAATTTGCACAGGCCAATCCGCCTACTGGCGGAGACCCTGGAATAATTGGTGGTATGGGCAATCCAGACGCTCTACCGCCTGATATGGGAGAGGAAGCCATCAAAGATGTAGCCGACTCCTCAGACACAGAAACATCTGAAGGCGATATTATTGAGGCGCTTAAGGTTATAGCTGACAATTTTGAAACAGCGGCATCGAAGCTTAAAGGAATTATAGGAACAGAAGAAGATGGCCGTGCTGATGATATGAAAGATGCGCTTACCGAAGAAGATGCTGACAAAGATGCGCTTAAAGGCGCTGTCACTGGTTTAAGCCTAGCTGGAGAAGAATCCGGTGCTTCACCAGACGAACTTGTCAACAATGTTAATTCTATGCCAGCCGACGAAATGGCCTCAGGAATTTCATCTTCAAGAACACCTTTCGCTGCTTCAGAACGAGCAAAGCGAAAAGCTGTCAAAACTGCTTCGAAGGCTGATGTAAAATCTAACATTATTGGTTGGCTTGCGGACATGGCGGATCACCATGGTGTAAGTTCTGAAAAAATCACTTTGGCGGCAAAATTATTCTGCTCATACGGTGAGCCTGCCAAAGTAGTGTTGGCCAAAGCGATCAGAAAATCTGATGTTCAGGTTGTTGATGAAACGACACATGCGACCACAATCACTTGTACGCTTGATGATATTGGAACTGATGTCAAAGACGCTGCATTTAATCAAAAATTCAGAGATTTCGCGGTTCAACTTCTGTCTACATCAGGATACGAAGTAGACCCGACAACATTCGCTCTTACTGAAATCATTGTAAGTGAAGACGGCACAGTGCAAGGAAAGGTTAGCACTAAAGCCACGAAATACTTCAGTCCAGAGTCCCCAAATGAATCTATGTCCGGATTGAATTATGTTGACGAAGACAGAATCGAGAAATCAGTGACACCAAGCGGACCAATCCCTGGAGAATTAATCGCAGAGCTTCCGATTTCACAAAGCGGTCCAAGCGAACCAAATGTAGGCGAGATTATCATGTCAGCTTCTGCAAAGAGCGCGAAGCGTTTAGCTAGAATGAATAACATTATGCGTCTGGCACAATTTGGTATGCCTGGTGGAACTGCTGCGCCAGCGGCTGCCGCAGGTGCAGCACCAACTGACCCTACAGGCGGAATGGGCGCTGGAATGGCAGGTGGGCCAGCAGATTTGGGTCTTGGTTCACTGACAGGAGGTGATGAATCAGCTCCTAGTGACTCTCCGATTAATGACTCTCCAGAGCCAGGCACCAAGTCGCCGTGGGGAACAATATGTCCTCAGTGCGGAAGCAAAGATGTAGATGTTGCAAACGGTGAAGGCACATGTAACTCATGCAACGCACAACTCAAATATAAGTTTATTGTAGAAGTGGCTGGCGGCGATGAGCAAAATCAGGAAGGTCCCGATGATGCTATGGCCGATCCTGCGGCGGCACCTATGCCACCGGTAGGCGGTCCTGCTGGATCTGGAGAAGTTGGACTTGACGCTGGATTCCCACCCGCTGGAGCCGCTCCTGCACCGGCAGCCCCAGCAATGGCCTCTAGCCGCAAGGTGATGACAAAAATTGCTTATCGCACATCGGCGGATGTTTATGTTGAAGCACTTTCAGAAAACTTTGATAAGTTATCAGCTCACAAACTCCCTGCTGGAATGATATGCCCGGCCTGTAGTTCACGCACAGCATCTAGGCACGAGAATAAAACATATTGCTACGATTGCGGCACAATCTCTGTTACTGAAAAAATTAAGAGAGTCAAAGGTGAGCCAGGCGTGCTAGAAGCAAATATTTTTTGGATAAGTTAAAAAATAAAAGGAAAGTTATACAAATAATAGAAAGTAGAAATATCGATCTATTTTAAAGGAAAATAAATATGAAAGACGGTTATGGCGAACAATTAAGCAAGATAAGAAAGACAATGAAAATAAACGAAATTAAGTCTTCAGATAAATCAGAATTTGCGGCTTGCAAAAATGATCTAATGAAAAGATTGGCAATGGATGCAGCGGAAGCTGAGGAAATTACCGCCTCTATTCGAGATCTATTTCTTCCGCAGTTGATGAAATCAGAAGGAATTTCTAATGCAGAATTGCCAGCTGGCTTAATTGATGAAATGACCGGAACAGACGATGGCTTCGCAAATGAAAACCCTGAAGAAGAACATGAAGATCATGTTGAATTTAAGTCCGAAGACGAAGAAGATGATGAAGAAGAAGAAATGGATTCTGATTCCGAAGATTCTGATTTTAATTTCGACGAAGGTGAAGACGATCATGAAATTGACTCCAACAATGACGATAGCGAAGTAGGTGATGAAGAAATCGCAACGATCCACATTTCAGTCCCCGCAAACAAAATCAGGCTTGTAGAGCAAGCCCTTGAGAAAGTTCTAGGTGATATGGATGCAGATTCTACGGATCAAGCAACTGTACACACGAAAGAAACACAAACAGGAGATACCATGGACAAAAAAGAAATTGAGGCAAGAAAAGCCCTAAGAAAAACAATTATCGCAGCTATGTCTGATGATGAGCACGTCTCCCGAAAAGATGGTTTCGAACATAACAAAAGCGAACAATATCTTGAGGAAGGCTTCTACAAAACCAAAGGGGGAGAAAACGACCCCGAATTCAGCACACTTAACTATTCGAAGAATAAAGTTCCAAACTTTACTCAACTCGTAGACAAGCTGACACCTGATTTGGGATTGCAAGAATCATTAGAGACCACGAAATTTGATGGAACTCCGGAAGACGTCGATGAATATACATTAGACTTTAATCCGTTTGAAATTCCGTCTCAAGGCAACACAGAACTCTATAATGAGTTTGAAATACCCTCACAGGGCAAGTTGCCAATGAAGAAAACGACACTGTCAGCACAAAATTCCAAGCGAGAAGTATATTCCGAATTGGATGAAAGTCTACTAGCAGATGCTCTTCGATTGGCTGGTGTAGAGGATGAAGACCTCGCCAAGATTACGTATGCCGAGGCAAAGCAGCTTTATCAAGCAATTAAAACTGCCGAAGCAAAGGAAAAAACATCATATGCGCCAAATGGCGTGTTAGATGATTCTCAAAATACAAATATCACTGACCCAGACAAAAAGAAAGCGGCCACTAAAAGTGATCCCGATTGTGATGAAGAAGAGAAAGGCTCAAAAGAATTTTATTCTTCAAAACAAGACGCTAGAGACGCTTACGCTCAAGTAATCAGAAAACTCATGAATCCGAAACTTGCTGAGCAAGAAATGGATGAAGACGAGGAATCTGAAAAAGATAAGCGCAAGAGTGATACAAACATTAACACTGACAAGGTTCAAATCGAGGGCAAATCCGCCGACGAGATGGAAAAAGAGGCCAACATCTATAGAGCACGACTCAAGATGGCATATGCTTGCGCAAGCAAGCTCACAACTGCAGGTCTTCTTCCAGCAGACGAAATGGATTCTTACGCCGAGGGCTTCTTAAGTGATGGCCTTACGGTGCAAGCAATGGTTCGACAAACTAAACTTTTACTCAGTGCATCAGCTGCTAACGCAGAGAGGCTAGCCGCTTCTTCCGCGTCAAGCATCCGCACGGCCTCTACTGGAATTGCATTCAACCCAGCAGTTAGAGGAAGCGCTAGTGCAGATCTGAGCGGTGCTCAGGATATCCAAAATGCTCTTCGGAACATTGGATGGACGTCACCAAAAGTTTCTGGGGTGGAGGATTGATTACGAAAGTAATTGAATCTACAGGTAACTATCTAATCAAGGAGAAAATAAATTAAATGGCATTAAGAACTTTACAAGCTGTAGTTGCTACAAACTACTCAAAGCTCAGCACAGACCCAATTCTTGCTGGCGACATCGTTGCTTTTAACTCTGGCAGCACTTATGCTGCTGGAACCAACCCTGGTCTCGTTGCTCGTTGTGTCCGTGGTGTTGCAACAGCAAACAGCACCAACACAGCCGCAACAGCGCCTGTCGGTGTTTGGCTACGAGGTCAAATCCTCGGTGTTTCCGGAGACGACGCTCTAGGAACAAACCCAGCTGGCGAAACCCCAACCATGATCAACAATGACCCTGCGGGTTCAAACTTTGTCAATGGTTCCTCGTTCCAATCATATGCCGCTGGCTTTTATGTTGGCGTGAAGCGAGCTATCGCTGATTTCAAGGACGAATCGGTAGACGTTGTCACCAACCTTACCGCTGGTGTTCCAGTGTACTCCTCAAGAGGCGTCACTGTTTACAGCACACCTTCAACTCAATTCGTTACTGACCGATTTGCCCTTCTTACAGCAGGAGCAACCACAGCTGTTGATACAGCTTCATGGACAGGTACAACTGGTGGATCATCACCGCAGCCAGGCGATCTTTTGACCGTTGGAGCCAATGGCTCTTCTTCAGTCAACTATTCCGCTTGCCCTTCAGCACCAACTTCCACAAGCGCTACTGCTACGACTAACAACGCAGGTCTGTTAATCTCAGCTGGTACTTTTGCCAACATTGCAACAATTGCGAACTATATTCCAGTTGTGGGCCGCGTTGACTTTTATGACTCAGGAGCTGGTCTTCTGTACTGGACACTTCTCTAATCTTTAAGGGGGAAAATAACTAAAATGGCACTAACTAAAAACATTAACGAAAATAAAGAGCAAATTGTTGCTATGGCACTAGAAACCGCTGAAGGCAAGACTGCCCTCGCGCAAGCTATGGTCGAACCAATCAAGAACTCTCTCATGTATCAAGCAATCGGACGAAAGCTCCTCCTTGTCGATGAACTTCCACAAGGCGTACTTCCTCGATATGAAAGAGATGTAACCGCTAAATCTTTTGTCGTTGGCAAAAGAGGCGCTGTTCCTACCTCAGAAATCGAAGCTGAAGAACTTCTTGTCCCGACTTTCGAAATTGCTGCTAACCCAGTGATCCGATATTCCGAAGTTAAGGCTCGCCGATTCTACATCGTAGACCGAGCACAAATTCGAGCTAAGGACTCTCTTCAGCGACAAGAAGACACTGAAGTTTTCAAGGTGATCAACGCTGGTACTCCTACTGATCAGACGATCAGCGTCTCCGGTACAGTGCAACTTGAGCAGGTTAACCTTGCTCTAACACTTATCGAAGAGCACGAACTCATCGGCGCGAAGATTGTTGTGCCTCCGGCACGATACAAGGACTTCCGTGGATGGGGACCAGAGGTCTACGATCAAGCAACTCAGAGAGATATCCTTCAGACTGGTCTTTATGGTCATCTCTACACCGCCGACATCCACCTCTCCACCATGGTACCGAAGAACTGTGTGTTCGTGATGGCTCCTGCCCAATTCGTTGGTGCAATCCCTATCCGACAAGACATCACCGTTCTTCCTGCTGATGACACACGAAGACTCAGATTGGGTTGGGTTGTGTATGAAGAGCTTGGCTTCGCTGTCGTGAATGACTTTGCACTTTCGAAAATTATTGTGAGCTAGATTTGCTATTTATATAGCAAAATATTGTCCTCCAGGTTAAAATCTGGAGGATTTTTTTTATTAAAGTCTGTTTTTATAATTTTTTAATAAAATTTATATTTCACGTAGTTAAAAGTATTTTTATTCTGTATAATAAAAATATGCAACAAATAAATATAACACCTGAGCAAAAACAATATATAATTGATAATAACTTAAACCTTAAACAATCTGCAGAATATTTAAAAGTCTCCAAGCCTACTATGGCTCAGATAATTAAAAGATATAAATTTGAGATAAACACTGACAGAAGAACTTACAAACCCAACGACAATTATTTTAAGAATTGGTCAAATGAAATGGCATATTTTCTTGGATTAATTGCTGCCGATGGGCATGTAAGAAAACAAAATAATTTACTGATGTTAAATCTTAAAAAAACTGATGAAAAAATAATTCAAAATTTAAAAGAAGCCTTACAATATGATGGACCACTTTACACAATCAACAAAAAAGATGGACAAACACAATGCTGCCTCAGGGTGTGTTCAAAAGAAATTGTTGCAGACTTGAATAGGCTAGGGTTAAACGGCAACAAAACTTTTGATTTTAACTGGATAAACGGCATTGAAGATAAATATGTTAGCCACTTCATTAGAGGAATGTTTGACGGAGATGGGTGCATACATATCAACACAATAAAAGGCAGCCATGAAGCCAGCATAGTTGGTACTTATAGAGCTACGGAAAATATCAAGAATAAATATAATCTATTTTCTGGGAAAGCCTCAGGCCATTTGTCAAAAAAAGGAAACGTTCAGTCTATTGTTTTCAACGGCAGATACAATGCATTAGCTTTTCTTGATTGGATTTACACAGACTCCACACAATCTACACGATTGGAAAGAAAATATGAATTATATTTAAAACTTAAAAACACAATCTGTCAAGAAGAGAAATTGTCAAACAATTCTAAAATCACCCAAGAGATTGCTGAAAAACTTCGAGAAGCGCATCAAAATGGATTGACCGCTAAAAGCATTTCTGAGATGTTTAACATATCAGAGTATATTGTCTATGATGTTATACAAAACCGAACTTGGACAAATGATACCTATGTGCCCAGGCACATAAAATCCCAAACAATCTCAATCACCTACAACAACAAGACACAATCTATCAAAGAATGGTCTAATGAGCTTGGAATTCCTTATTCTACGATTGACCGAAGATATCGCGCAAATTTGCCTATAGATCAAGTGATGTGCCAAGAAGAGCTACCAAAGACAAAAACAAAACAATCTGAAAAAGATAAAAATTCTTATATTTTGGCCCGAAATCTTCGCGAAGATTATAAGAATGGATTACAAGGCAAATCTTTATACGAAAAATACAATGTGCCTAAATCCAGAGCTATGGATATTTTGGCAAATCGCACTTGCAAAGATGAGAATGTTTGGTGGAAATAAACTGTAATATATTAATATGGAAAAAGAAATTGAATCATTTATTAAACAACACGAAAATACACAATCTAAAATTAATTTAATTACGAATGCTTTAAAAAACAAGAAAAAACAGCTATTCAAAATATGCCAGATGGAACAAGCAAGGAAATTACATCTTTATTTGATGGATATAAAACTGTGTACAGAGCGTCAACAAATGGTAAAAATGTAATGCATTTCACTTCAGCTGAGGATGCAAAATCTTATTTAGATAAATAAAACCATTAAGGTGGGCTAATATTCATTTGAGAAATAAAAAATATGAGTTTCGATCATATTTTGAATAAATTAGCTGAAAAGCATATTCTCGCCGGTAATAAAGATTTTGCTTATCGTTTGGTGGAGGCTTCTGAAAAAGAATGTTCACATTGTGGAGATAAATCTGCAGATATGATGAAGCGAAAAGGAAAGCATTTTTGTCCCAAATGCTCAAAGCAAACAAAATGTGCTTTGAAAGGCTGTGAAGCAAAAATGATGTATGCCGAGATGCACAAACAAGGCGGGAAGGCTTATTGCTGTAAAGATTGTGCTAAAGCTGATGAGATGAAGAAAACCGCGCTTGATGATATGATCGAAAAATACGCGGGCAAATCTGAAAAAGGTAGCTACAAAGATGCTATCAAAGAGCTTCCGGGGTTCTCTGGTATGTTTGGCAATGGTTTCTGTTTCAACACAAAAGAGCAAGCATCTAATGCTTTAGCTATTGCGGAGCAAGCTGTTAATTTTCTAAATTGGAAAGTGGAAAGACATGACGATGGTTTCATGGTTATTTCGCGAGGAAAAGACAAAGAGGCTTCTGTTTTTTGAAATCAATGCTTAATAAATACGCTAATGATCCTTATAAAGGTGATCCCGGTTATGAGGGTGAAGGGGAAGATTTAGGGCAAGAGCATGGATTTTTAGGGGAAGATCGCGGGCAATATTTAGGTGACGAACCTTTGGGATACCGAGATACAGAAAACCCATACGGTTATAATACTCTAGAGGGAGTGGCATGGGATGAAGGATATGAGGCAGGATTTAGCGACGCTTCTGTTTCAATGAGATAAGACAGAGGTTTATAGTAAGTATGAAAAAAATGGCACACAATCTGGCAAAAATCGCAGAAAATTTATATTCTGCGGGCAAAATTAAAGAATCTCGCGATTTATTCTTCACTGCAATTAGAATTGCTCATAAAGATAATCCTTTGATGGATGTATTGGGTGAATATGGGTTTGAGCCCTCAGAGGTATTTGAATATGGAGATGATAGCGAAATAGATGGAGTGCATCCTTCGGAAAAATCTGTTCATAGAGACGAACCAAAAGTAGGCATACAAGAAATTTGGATGTACATGGACCCAGAAACCGGAAAGCTTGAATATGGATATATGCATGAAGGCGGAGATTACGGACATAAACATGCATATTATGACAACCTTGAGGATTTGGTTGCTCATATTGCTGAAGAAGATGAAGAGGCAGGTGTAGATCATCATCAAGATAGTAAATATCCTCAGCGCCAAGAAGAGGGATGGAGTGGATATGCCTCTCAAGATGAACATTCTTGCCATTCAGGTGGTCCCTGTATGTGTGGTGGAAAGTGCAAGGGTGCTTCTTCGTCTGTATTTAAAAAAGAAGCCGCTAAAAAGAAAAAAACACAATCTGTGAAGAAGAAAAGCCAAATAATAATGCACGGATAAACCAAGACACTGCCAATAAAATTCGTGAAATATATTCCACTGGCCTGAATGTCAAGGAAATCTCAAATCAATTGGACATAAGCGAGAGTATTATTCACGATGTCGTTCAAAATCGCACATGGTCTGACTTAAATTACGCTCCTGAAAAGAAGAAACAAGACATAATCTCAATAACTTACAACAACAAAACACAATCTATTAGAGAATGGTCTAATGAGCTTGGAATTCCATATTCAACGATTGACCGGCGATATCGCAATAATTTACCAATTGACCAAGTTATGTCCACTGAAGAACTACCAAAGACAAAAACAAAACAATCTGAAAAAGATAAAAATGCTCACGCCTTAGCTCGCGATATTCGCCTTGATTATCAAAATGGATTAAAAGGAAAATTGCTTTTTGAAAAACATAATGTTCCAAAATCAAGAGCGATGGATATTTTGGCTAATCGCACTTGCAAAGAAGAAAATGTATGGTGGCGATAGCCATTAATCTTCAGTGAACTTGCCGTCTTTGAAATCGTAATACTTGCCGTTCACTGACGCTCCATACATAACTGCAAAGTCGCCGTCACCTTCGTTTACATGTACTTCGATCACTTGAGAGAAATCTTTTATTTTTGCAGAAACTTCGCATGGGTCAAACGGAGTTGAGAATTGAATAGTGCCAGATTCAATATTAGACAAATCCATCGCGCGAATATAGTAATCGCCGCCCCAATGACATCCGTACACAAAACCAACATCAAGGTGATGCCATTTGTAGTTGTTGTATTCTCCTGGCGAGCCGTAACTACTTTCAATGTCCATCCAGGATTCGATTGTATCGCGATGTTCATAATTGAATATCTGCTTATAGGCAGATGGAACCCAATATTGGGATGGGCAAAATCCGGAAGTGTCGAAAGAATTTTCAGTTCTTAGCGAGCTACATTCGGCTACTTTCTCGCAGCTCGGCAAGCTCATCACATAAGTCCTACCAGCTGTTCTAATATTTATTAGAAAATTTTATAATTTTTATGAAAATAAAAAGGTGTTCCGTGAAACTATTTATAAAATAGTATTGTGAAGCTTTCTGAGTATGCAAAGAAGAAT